CGTGGCGGCGCAAGGTATTTCTCGCCTCGACGCCGACGATCAAGGGGCTGTCGCGGATCGAGCGGGAATACGAGGCGTCGGATCAGCGGCGGTTCTTCGTGCCGTGCCCGCACTGCGGCGAGCGTCAGTGGCTGAAGTTCGAGCGACTTAGATGGGAAAAGGGCCGGCCGGAGTCGGCACGGTATTACTGCGAGGGCTGCGAGCAGCCGATCGCCGAGCACCACAAGACGCAGATGCTGGCAGCAGGTGAGTGGCGGCCGGCGACGACCTCGGTCGATCCGCTGTCGATCGGTTTCCATTTGTCCAGCCTCTACAGCCCCGTGGGCTGGCTGTCCTGGGAGCGGATCGCCCGCGAGTGGGAAGCCTGCCAGGCGTCAGACGAGGCGAAGCGGAGCTTCATCAACACCGTGCTGGGCGAGACCTGGGCCGAGACCGGCGAGGCACCCGACTGGCAGCGGCTCCACGAACGGCGCGAGGACTTCCGCCGCGGCACTGTGCCACTCGGCGGCCTGTTTCTCACCGCCGGCGCCGACGTGCAGAAAGACCGCATCGAGGTCTCGGTGTGGGCCTGGGGCCGCGGCCTGGAGAGCTGGCTGATCGATCACGTCGTCATTGATGGCGGTCCGGAACGCTCGGAAGCATGGGCGAAACTCACCCAACTGCTCGGCGAGACCTGGCCCCATCCGTCGTGCGCCTTCCTCAGCCTGGCGAAGCTCGCCATCGACACCGGCTACGAGGCGCCGGCGGTGTACGCTTGGGCGCGGCGGATGGGCTCAGCACAGGTCGTGGCGATCAAGGGTGTCGAGGGATTTAACCGAGCGGCGCCGGTCGTCGGACCGACGTACGTCGATGCGACGGAAGCCGGCCGCAGGATTCGCCGCGGGGCACGATTGTGGACGGTCGCCGCAGCCACGTTCAAGAGCGAGACCTACCGCTTTCTCCGGCTGTCGCCACCGATCGAAGATCAAGCCTACCCCGCCGGCTATGTCCACCTGCCGCGTGGCATCGACGCTGAGTGGGTAAAGCAGCTGGTGGCCGAGCAGCTGGTCACCGTCAAGACCAGGCGCGGCTTCACCCGGCTGGAATGGCAGAAGATGAGGGAGCGCAACGAAGCGCTCGACTGCCGGGTCTACGCCCGCGCGGCCGCCTGGATCGCCGGCATCGATCGCTGGCCGGAGCGCAAATGGCGGGAGCTGGAGAAGCAGCTCGGCATCGAGTCGCCACCGCGGGCAATCGTGCCCGTAGCAGGACATGCGTCGCTCGACCAACATCTGCCGGCCGCTCCCGCGAGCGAGAAGCGCGGCGTTGCCGCCGCTCGCCCGGCTGGCTGGCTGGGAGGACGATCGCCGGGCTGGCTGCGACGGCGATGATCGAGGCTGAAGCATGATCTGGTCGCAAGCCGAGCTGGATGCGCTTCGCAAGGCCTACGCCTCCGGCACGCTCAGAGTGAGCTACGAGGGGCGCTCGGTCGAGTACGGCTCGGAAGCCGATCTCCTGCGTCGCATCCGCACCATCGAGAGCGAGATGGCGGCGGCCGACGGCCGGCCGAAACCGCGGCGCAGCTTGGCGGCCTTCCGCAAAGGCTGAGGACAGATCTCCGCAATGAACTGGCTCGACCGCGCCGTCGGCTACGTGGCGCCGCAGGCAGGGCTGCGGCGCGCCCGGCATCGGGCGACGATGGCAACACTCGCCCGCAGCTACGAGGCGGCGCGCGTCGGCCGGCGGACGGAAGGCTGGGTGGTCGCCGGCACCAGCGCCAATGCCGAGATCGGCACGGCGCTGTCTCGCCTGCGCGACCGCTCGCGCGACCTGGTGCGCAACAATCCCTATGCCGCTAAGGGGGTGCAGGCGGTGGTCAGCAACCTGGTCGGCACCGGCATCCTGCCACGGGCGCGATCCGGTGACGCCGCGGCCAACGAAGCCGCCGACAAGCTGTGGGCCGGCTTTGCGCAGGCCTGTGATGCCGACGGGCTCACCGACTTCTCCGGCCTGCAAGCACTGATCGTCCGCGCCATGGCGGAGAGCGGCGAGTGCCTGGTGCGCGTCCGCGACCGGCGGATCGAGGACGGCCTGCCGGTGCCGCTGCAGCTGCAATTGCTGGAGCCGGATCACCTCGATGCCAGCAAGATTGGAGATCTGCCAAACGGCGGCTTCATCGTCCAGGGCGTGGAGTTCGATCCGCTGGGCCGGCGGCGCGCGTACTGGATGTTCCCGGTGCATCCGGGCGAGGTGGCGATGTTCCGGCGGGCGACGCTGACCAGCCAGCCGGTGCCGGCTTCGAGCGTGCTGCACCTGTTCGACCGCTTACGGCCGGGCCAGGTGCGCGGCGTGCCGTGGTTCGCACCGGTGATCCTGAAGCTCCGCGACCTCGACGAGTATGACGACGCCGAACTGGTGCGCAAGAAGATCGAGGCCTGCTTCGCCGCCTTCGTCACCGGTGCCGACGATGAGGAAACGTTGGGCTCGGCTGCGACCGATGCCGACGGTCGCAGGATCGAGAGCTTCGAACCCGGCATGATCGAGTATCTCGCTCCTGGTAAGGATGTGAAGTTCGCCACGCCGTCGCACGCGGGCGGCTATTCCGAGTACATGCGCGTGCAGCTGCATGCCATCGCCGCCGGCATCGGGCTCACCTACGAGCTGCTCACCGGCGATCTCAGCCAGGTCAATTACTCGTCGATCCGCGCCGGCCTGCTGGAGTTCCGAAGGCGCATGGAGGCGCTGCAGTGGCAGCTGCTGGTTCCCGGTTTGTGCCGGCCGGTGTGGCAGCGGTTCGTCGCCACCGCGCAAGTGATCGGCGCGCTGCCGGCGGGCACGATCGAAGCGGAATGGACGGCACCGCGGTTCGAGGCGGTCGATCCGCTGAAGGATATCCAGGCCGACATCCTCGCCGTGCGCGCCGGGCTGATGACGCTGAAGGAGGCGATCGCCCGGCAGGGCTACGACCCGGGCCACGTGCTGGCCGAGATCGGTACGACCAACGCCGAGCTCGATTCGCTCGGCATCGTGCTGGACACCGATCCGCGCAAGGCGACCAAGACCGGCGCCGCCAAGCCCATCGAAGACAAGGAAAGCGAATGACTGAAGCCCTCGCAACCGAAACGGCGTGCATCGATCTGCCGCTGCAGACGCGCGCCGACGTGCGATTGCAGGCGGAGACCATCGATGCCGACGCGCGCACCGTCGAGGTCGTCTGGTCGACGGGAGCCACGGTCCGGCGGCGGGATCTGTGGACCGGCAAGCGCTACGACGAGGTGCTGTCGCTGGATCCCCGTCATGTCGATCTTTCGCGCCTGAACAGCGGCGCGCCGCTGCTGAACACGCACGGCGCCTTCGATCTCATGGGCGTCATCGGCGTCGTCGAGCGGGCGTGGATCGCGACGAGCAACGACAGTTACCAGGGCCGCGCCACGGTGCGCTTCAGCGCCCGCGACGACGTCGAGCCGCTGTGGCAGGACGTCCGCGCCGGCATCATCCGCAATGTCTCGGTCGGCTATGTCGTCCGCTCTTACGAAGTGAGCGAGCAGGACGGCCAGGTGCCGGTGTGGCGGGCGATCGATTGGCAGCCAGTGGAGCTGTCGGCGGTGCCGGTCGGTGCCGATGGCGGTGCCAGCTTTCGCCAGAGTCAAGGCGTCACGCCCTGCCGCCTCATCGGCGCGCAGCAGCAAATCCCCAGCATTAACCGGGCACAGCACGCCCAGCAACCGGAGAACACAGACATGGATCAACCGATGACCGCGGCCAGCACCGATGCCGCGGACGGCGTCTCCCACCAGGCCGACGAGGCCGTCGTGACCCGCGAGCGCGCAGAGCCGACGATGGTACCTGAGGCCGCGGCGGCCGAGCCGCTCGCATCGACTCGCAGTGACAGCGCCACCCCGGAGCGGAGCCATCATCCCCAGCATTCTGCTGCAGGTACTGAAGACGTCGCCCGAAGGGTAGTCGCCGAGGAGCGGGCCCGCATCGCCGGCATCTACGACGCGGCGCGCAAGCTCGCGCTCGATCAGGCCATTGCCGACACCCTGGTCCGCGACGGCGTCGCGCTCGATGCGGCCCGCGGCCTGCTGATCGATCGGGCGGCCAAGCGCGACCGCGCTGTCGAGACCCGGCCGCACATTCGCAGCGGTTGTCTCGACGAGCGGGAGGTCCGCCGCGGCGCGGTGCAGACGGCGCTGCTGCACCGCTTCGATCCGCACCGGTATGCGATCAGCGAACCGGCTCGCGACTGGCGCGGCTATTCCCTGATCGAGATGGCCCGCGCGTTCCTCGAAGGCGAAGGGGTGCGGGTGCGCGGGCTCTCCCGCGACGAGATCGCGACGCGGGCGCTGCACACCACCACCGACTTCCCCGCCATCCTCGCCGCCGTCACCAACAAGACGCTGCGCGATGCGTACGAGGCGGCGCCCAGAACCTTCCCGCCGATCGCCCGACGCGCCACGGCCGCCGACTTCAAAGACATGCACCGC